AGCAAAGATGGTTGTAGGGAACGACATCAGCTATACTGATGAGTTTCTAACTACTAATAAATCTAAAGCAGAACTAAAGGCTTTTATCAACCATTGTGGTGGTAACAATAAAGGTCTATACGAAGTATTGACTCACGCTGCATTCCAATACGAGCATAAAGGTGCTTTAGCATTATATGTTAGATGGAACAAGGAGCGTACAAAGATACTTGAATTTAAGTCTTTAGACCCTAAAGGAGTGCGTGTAGCGGAGCCAAATGATAAAGGTGAGGTAACTCACTACATAGTACGTAGAAGCTTCGGCTATGGGGCTAATTCTGTACAGCACAATGAGCCTCGTAAGATTAAGGCTTTTAACAAGTTTGATAAGAGCGGTACTGAAGCGGTCCTTTATGTAGGCAACCCTTATAGTGGTAACCCATATTACGGTGTACCAAGCTACATCTCTGCGTTCCATTACATTGAGTCTGACTTCAGCTTTGGTAAGCATATTAAGAACTCTGCCGAGAACGGCTTTACGCCAAGAGTATTAGCTACCTTCATTGGTAGAAATATGAGTGCAGAGCAGAAGCGTGAGGAGTACAAAAAGTTTAAGGAGTCCTTCACAGGTGCTGAAGCAGATAACTTTATTGTCTCTTGGGTCAAGAAAGAAGAGGATGCCCCGAAGTTTGAGCCGTTAGACGTTTCTAATTTAGACAAGACGGTAGACGTCCTATCAAAACTTAACGATGCTAAAATACTTACTGCTCATAACGTTACTTCTCCTACTCTTTTTGGTGTTATGGTTTCGGGTAAGCTGGGTGGTACCGGGAACGAACTCGTCACAGCGTATCAAATCTTCCGCGCTACTGAAACGCTACCTAATAGAGAAATTCTTTTAGACTCTGTAAACAGAATCTTTGCTACTGTAGGTTATGACCAAATGGATCTATCTTTTGTTGAGCAGCCAATCAACTTGGAGAGTATTAAAGGTGCTAACACTGAAGACGTATAATAATGGTTGACGTAATATTCATAGACGATAACTACCTGTACCAAAACTTCCCTTTACCGAAGCGTATGGACAGAGGTGCTTTATTGGCATTAATCCAATTAGAGCAATACACATCAATACAAGACTTGTTAGGTACTTGTCTCTATGAGGATCTTGAGGCTAAAGTATTAGCAGAAACATTAAATGTAGCAGAACAAGGTTTGTTTAAGTTGGTAAAGTATACCTTGGCTATGTACTCTGCGAAAGCAGCTATCTCTATATTACGCACAGCTACTGCAACAACTAAAGCGGAGGAGCAAAAGCAAGACCAATACATACTTGACACTATATCTACTACTGTTGATAGCAAGTTGTCTTACATCAACAAGCGTATCACTAACTATATCCTTGACAATGCGGCAATTAAAGCAATCGCTACTGCCGATGGTTGCGACAATGATTTGTTTGATGAAGAGGATACCTACCAAGGTGATGTCTTCTACCCTCAAGATGGCATTACAAACAAGACCTGCGAAGACGGAGGAGTAAGCTATAACTTGTAATGGGACTCAAAAGAGCCAAGGAAATATTTTTGTATTCTGACAGTGAGCCTAATGAGGTGCTTATTGCATTCTGTCACTTGATAGCATTACCTGCGTCTATTCTTTTTGAGTACGAAAACCCACAGACATTCTTATGTATTGGTGCTGTATTAGCAGGAGCCTTCCAAATGTGGGCAGTATTGTTTAGTAACAGCTTAAAGATGAGGTTAATAGCAGTGCAAGTAGCTACTCTTATAGCTATTATGACTATTGAGAATCTATATGTTTCTGGGTTATTGAACGGAAGTAGAGTAGGTTGGATAATTATCGGACTCTTTGCTGCTTGGAATACCTTACGAGTGTATAAAGAAAAATTAGACAGAGGTGTTTAAGTCTTTAAAGAATATATGGAAGTACAGCGATAGTCAGCCTACAGAAATTACTTTGGCTATAGCAATGTCTGTCCTTGCACCTGTAGCTACATTTGTAGAGATAGGATTTATGCCTTTCTTTCAGCTTGCGTTAGTAGCGGTAGGTATTTATCAATTAAGGTGTGTTGCTTTAGGGGAACTGTCTTGTAGAATTAGAGCAGCATTTATGACATTTAGCTTGTACTCAACAAGCTTTTTAATGTACATTATAAATATAGGGATGCCAACACCAACGCACTACGGATGGTTGATATTTGTTCTATCCTCATTAAGTAGTTTAAGAAGATTAAAGACAGAAGACTTACACAGGAATGGATAACATCACACAAATAATAATAACACTTGCTACCGTTTTAGGTTCTGCTGGTATATGGAAGTTCTTTGAGGCAAGACTAAAGGTCAAGGCCGAAGAGAAGAAAACTGAATTGCAGAACAACGATGGTGTGCAGTATCGTGATGACTTAAAGTCTCGTGTAACCCGATTAGAGGAGTTGTTAGAGGAGAGCAGTAGTAAGGTGCTTACACTTACCGCAGAGGTAAATCAGCTACGAACTGAAGTACGTTTCTTGACCAAGGAAAATGAAAGACTAAAAAATCTATAATGGAGGTTTGGCAATTCGCGATGTGTATCGCACCTGCAACTATCGCACTAATCATTATTGCGGGAGAACTTAAAAACAAAAAGGAGGACTAACGTCCCCCTTTCTTATTACAAGTACCTTTACAAGTACATTCTATTGGTGCATATTCGCACCACGTTACTTTACTTTGGTTCTCTTGTCCACGGTCCTTACTGCGAAGTACCCGCCTATCACTGTTACGCTTACCAGCTCCCATAATCCAATCCATCTTTCGTTAACACTACTAATACCAAAGCCTTCAAAGAAGGTCATAAGCACCAGAAATATCATAACGGTTGCAAGGGTTAGTGGTCTAACGTTCTTACTCAACCAAGAATCGGTGAGGCTATCGGCCTGCCAACGCTTGGTGATCTCTGATTCGATGCTGCGTCGCATCTCTTCTTTCTCTTCGGGTGTAGATACAAATCTATCTACCACATTGGCAACTGCTTCCACAGTTTCCTTTGCACTCCCCGTAAATAGTTTCGTTATTGGATTTCCCATAATTAGCTACCGCAAGCTTCACACTCTGGATTATCAATGGAGCATTGAGCGTTATTGTTTTTCTCGTCATTAGTCATTTCGTCTACGAAGTCAGCGAATGAGTCGCTTACATCAAAATCATTTTTCATAGTTTGTTACTTTTAATTTTATTTTCAATCTCCCACAATGGTTGAAGGTTTTTATAGTTAGACAGTTTTATTAATTCACTTTCATTTTTAGCTGAAGACAGAGGTATTATATGGTCTATATGCCACTCAGACTTATTGTCCCAGTTCATACCATCTCTAAATTGAGACTCTATATGAACAATTAATTGCTCTTTAGTGCATCCAAGCATACTTAACGTCCTTGTGCTTTTTTTAATACCCTTTGCCTTGAAAGCACTATAAGTCCTTGACCTTATATTTTTTGTTATTCTGTATTTTAAGTCATTGTGATATCTATTATATTCATATTCTCTCTGTTTTTTCAGAAGTTTATTTTTATTTTCTTCCGTGTACTCCTTTCTTCTCAAGGCTATATTCTCCTTGTTTTCTTCCCTGTACTTTTTCTGTTTTTCTAAGAAGTCCTCAGTGTTTTCTTTGTATCTTTTTCTTGCTGATTTCTTTTTACATTCTTTACAGTAAGACTGAAGCCCATCTTTTTTGGAACAACACTTGTTGAAATTATTTTTATCTAATTCCAACTTGCAACTTGAGCATTTTTTAATCAATAAGTCCATATAACATCTTCTGACTTATCTGGAGAGTCGTCTACGTGAATAAAGTTTTTAGCCACACCAATACGATTAAACCCAGCTTGAAGAAGAGCGTTAATAATAATATATTTTTGTCTTGAGGTAGGTGCGTAGATATCTACAGCGTGTCCAAGCGTATGACTTGAATTAGAAACTCCTCCTACCTTCTCATTATGATTCGGAGTTCTATATCCACTTGTAATTTTAAATCCAATAGCTGCAATCTCACGAGCCTTGGTTAGTTTGTTGAGAAAAGCTACGTCCATATTCTCGTAACTCCCGGGTTGATCTGGAGAATCAAATTCCGAGTATTCAAAGAACATATGGAACGCTCTTGTTAGTCCTTCCATTATTTTACTTTTTTAATTTCCGATGTCCAAGAAGTGTAGCACACTCCTAATCTTTGTGATGTGTCGGGGTATTCCTCAATCATTTTAGGATTACTCATACATCTTTCAATAAATTCAGGTCTTGTTTCCTTTAGGTTCGGAACAGGTATCGGCATTGTCGTTAGTATTAGAGTTAGAAAAAAGAGGCTCGTCCCAATAAAGGAAGAGCCAACCACTGTTATAATTTACATTTTTCTCTTTACTCATTAACTAACTTTCGGTAAGACAGCTCTGCGATAAAAGCTGTATAAATGGCGTATAAGGGATTAACTCCAAGATAACTATACAAGAGTAGGCTACACCAAAAAGAAAGGCACAGAACACAGTTAAATGGCTTAAAAGGCAATACTCTCTCCATCACCCAACCATAGGGTTCAAAAATAAAAAGAAAACTAAACATTAA